GCTTCCCCCAGGTCAGCTTTTTCAGCACCTCCACGATGATGTTAGTTACCACCATCAAGACCAGCACCACAGGCAGCACCAGCGCCGCCGCCACAGGGATGTTTTGAATCAGATTTTCCATAGATGTTTCCTCCTAAATTTTTTTGCAGAAGTCTAGGGACACCCAGCCGAGACCGGATTTCAGCTTGCCCCAGAGGGTGGCGCCCTTGCCGGTGGCCTCGCTGACAATGGTGTAGACACCGGGGGCGATGGCTTTCTGGACAATATCCTTGTCTGTGCCGGGGCCCTGACGGACATGCAGGTCGGTGGCGGTGATACGGACCTTGTACGGGACCTTGCTCACCGGGGCGGCGGGTGCCGGGAACGCACCAGAGACCCCCAGCTTGGCATTCACCTTGGCGGCGATGTCGCCGAGCCGCTGGTAGATGTACTCCCCGGGACAGGCTTTGTTGGCGAACCAGCGGTGGACGGTGAGGTTCTGCTGGTCCACCTTGCCTACCAGCTTCTTGTCGCCCTTCCACAACAGCTTCTTGATGCCGTTTCGCCGGCAGATATCCGCGCACAGCTCAATTAGTGAGGACATAGCCTTTTCTGTGATGGCGTAGGGGTGCTTGTTGTCGCAGGCCACCTCAATGGTGACAGCCTGATAGTCGTTGGACTTGCCGGAAATCCCATTAACTCGGATTGGGTTTCCATTTTTGTCGTAGCCCCCAGAACACCACGATCTGTCCTTCTCCTCCACGCACAGGCCGATCTTGCCGTCATAGCCCACAACGTAATTGCAGGACGCCTGCCGCTCCTTTTTGGCGAAGCCATTTAAGCCCCGCTCGGCGGTCACCTGGCCGACATAGCAGTGGATGGTGATGGTATCAATGACGTGGTTCCGGTTTACGGTCCTGTTGGGGGAGATCAGTGTCACCGCCGCCAGCGGGCTGTTGGAAAATCCCATGCTGCTGCCACTTCCTTTCTTCGTATACTTGTCGAAATACTTCTGGCCGAAGCTGGCCCTCCGAGCCTTCGCCGCCTCGCTCTGATCGGCGGGGCGCTCAAACTGGAGCAGTACCATATCGGACGCCTCCTGCACAGAATCGGCCTTTTTCAGTACAGCCAACACCGTCGAGAAGTTTCCAGCCAACTCTTTCATCAGAAATTCAAGCTGGATATTCAAGTCGCCGATAGACTTACCTGCATTTTTTGCAAAAAGACGCAGGTTCTTCTTTCGGGTCGGATGTGTCCACTGACATAACCCGTATCCAGCCCGGTCTGTGTCGAAGTTTTTATACTTCCCGTTGTCCACCGCCGCCGTGTAGGCGGCGTCTGTATACCCCAGTTTCTTTTCGCAGCTGTTCTGGAGGTTGTTGGGCTGAAGCCCGCTTTCTGCGTAGAGATTGCCCATCAGCCCCGCCGCGCCGGCATTGGTTAGGCCCTGGGCCTTCAGGTAACTCCAGATTTTCTCTTCTGTGTGCACTACCCGACTCCTCCTTCATCCCCACCCTCATCGGCCGGATCATCTTCTGTTTTGCTCTGGCCAAACACGATACCCTCATTGTGCTCGAAAATGTTCTCCACCACTTTCAAGACACCGACGCCAAGAATGGTTCTGACGGCCTCTCTGGATAACTCCTCAGCGGGAAATGGCTGCATCAGCACAACGGTTGAGTAGGTGGCAATTATATACGACCATGTAACCCATACGATTGCGAATACCTGTGCGGTGACGAACAGAAACCTTGTAATCGACCGGAGCAGGTTCTTCGGATTCTTCCCGCCGGCGGTTCGCAGTTCCCTCACCCGGCGGCGCAGGCGCCGGATCGTCACCGTACTGTATGAAATACCCAGAACGACGCCCGCCACCAGCGTCCCAACGGCAATCAAGACGGTCGTCATGGCGTCAGCCTCCCTTTTTCATAGATTATCTTTCTGTCATGTCGCTTCGTCATGTGCGGCCTGGTTGAGGTGCTTCTCCATTTTGGCCATAGCCTCGGTGACCGGGCCGTTGCATCCCTGCTCCTTCAGTCCCTTCAAGCAAGCCAGCAGCCCATAGCAGATCAGGGTTTGCTCCTTGCGGATTGCCTTCAGCTCCTGATCCTGCCGTTTGTCCCGTTCAATGAATTTAATCCACCAGACGATCACACCTCCGAGGCTGGTAAAGGCGGCCAGTAGCGATGCTAAAGTAATCAGCGTGTCCGCAGTGATGGTCACTTCCATGGTCAGACCTCCTCCTCGGTGTCCAAGTTGGACACCGCCTCCCAGTTAGCCGGGTAGTCGGCGGGAGAATAGGCGTTGTTGTCTGCCTTGGAGCGCCAGACCTGGTCCTCCCATACACAGCACTCGCCCTTCTGATACAGCCCCCGGGCACCCTGGGGAGCGGCATAGGGCTTTGCCTTGGCCGGGTCGGTGGTGTGACAGACATCCCAGAGGGAGACCGCCTTATCCGGGCTCCAGTCGCCCTGCCCGGCGGCGTTATGCTGCTGCCACAGCTTGTACACCTGTCCCTGCCACCGGTAGGGCGTACCCACGGGGATGTCGGAGAAGTCCCGCTGACGCCAGGTGGGGATTTTCTCCTCCTGCTCGATCAGGGCGGTGCCGTCCGCCTCGCCGGCCACGGCCAGAGCCGCCAGCGCCCGGGCGTCCTCCGCCCCCTTGCTTTTCATAGCTTCCTGGGCCAGTGTGATGATCTCAGCCATTGCTCTCCACTCCTTCCTGATAGGCAGCCTCCAGCTTCTCCTCCACCTGGGCGGCAGTACCGGCGGCTTCCAGTGCCTGAATGGTCTCAGCCTGGGACTGAATGGTCTTCTCCTGCTCCTGGATGGTGGCCACCTGGCTGGCCACATCGGCGGTCAGTTCATCCACCTGGGCCTGGAAGCCGGCCACATCCCCCAGAAACTGCTCCGCCACCTTCAGGGAGACGGTATAGCTCCGGGTGCCGGAGCTGTAGGAGATATCCTGCACTGCGAAGCCGTAGCCAGTGGGCAGGAGACAGCTCCCCTCAATGGTTGGCTGGGCCCAGTTGATGGCCTCAATCTCCTCCAGGCTGGCCCGTTCCCGCTCGAACACGGCCTCATAATAGCCGTTGGCAGGGCCCCGCATCACCATGGCGCAGGGCACCCCGCAGATGTGGGCCTCGATTCCGTACATGCTCATAGAAATTTGCTCCTCTCTTTCCGGGCCGGACGGCCCTTTCTTTATTCCTGTGCAGCCCCCGTTTTGTTGCATGGGGGCGTGCAACTAAGGAACGGCATAAGCCCCAGCGGCCGCACCTTGCCGGCTTTCTGGTAGCCCCGGCGGGCGGCTTCCTGCGTCTTGGCCGCTTTGGCCTTTCTGGCCCTCTCTACGGCCTCCTGGTCCTCATCAGGGCAGAGGGGGACCGCCTCCACCAGACGCCCCTCCTCGTCCACCACAGGGCGCAGGAGAGGGTAATAGCGCCTGATTTTCCGGGCCAGAGCTCCCTGGGACGGAATTTCCCACCAGGTCTCCGGGTCGTCCACATCGGAGAGGGCCGCCGGCCGGTCCACAGGGGTGAGAACGCCGTCCGGGCCCCGGCTGTGCCGGCCTGTCCAGATGCGGTCCAGGACGCCCATGGTGGCCTTATGAATCAACATGCTGTGTCACCAGCCTTTGCAGCTTCACGTAGGTCTCCGGGTCCAGCCGGGCCCCGATACTGCCGTCCTTGGGGGCGGGGATGTGCCCAACTTGGACACATTGCCGTTTGAGGCGGCTGTAGGCGGAGCGGACCGTCTTGGGCTTCAGGCCCAGCTCCCTGGCTGTCTCATCCGGGGATACACCGGCCTCCCGGCGGCGGGACAGCTCATAGTTGTACCGGCTCACCCCGCCCACCTGCTGGCCCCGGAAGCAGAAACGGTAGTAAAAATACAGCGGCATTCCGGTCTGGAGGGCCAGGGAGAACTTGTCCGCCTGGTCCCACTCCCGAATGTTCGGCCGGGAAAGGGGCGGACCGCCCCGGATATCCAGCCGCTGGATGGTGCGCCCCGCCCGGGACAGAATCCGGCTGACGGTGCTCTTTTCCAGCTCCAGCTTGCCGGCCAGCTCCTCCTGGGTTTTGGGGAGCCGGGAGAGGACCAGCAGCATGAGCTGCCGCTGGCGGTCGGTGAGGACGGGCACCTGGGCCAGATACCGCTGCCAGTCAAAGCCGCCTTTGCCGTCGGCGCAGGAAGCGATCAACTTCTTGGCCTCCACCCACTCCTGCATCCGGGCCATGCCGTTCTTGATGGACCGGGCCACGGTGGATTTGTCCACCCCCTGCTCCTGGGCAATCAGCTGCATGGACAGGCCCCGGTTATAGTAAGCGTCTATGTAGAGCCTCTGGCGGTCGGTGAGCCGCTGGGCCCCCTCGGCCAGCCAGCCTTGCAGCTGATCCATGCCGGCGCCCAGCTCCACGAAGTCCCCGGCCTCCACCTGCTGCCAGCTGTGGCCCTCGATGTCGCTCCAGCAGGTACCGGACCGCTCGAAAAAGTCAAAGCTCAGGGCCCCAATGTCCAGCCGCCGGCGCTGTTCCTTCCGGGCCTTGCGGACCGCCGGAGGATCCAGGTAGTCGATTTGCACCTGTACGTCCCGGATGGCCGCCCGGTAGATGGAGATTTTCGCCTTTAATGCCGCCCGGCGCTGAGAATCTGTCTCCGCCTTCAGCTGTACCTGGTACTCCTTCATCCGGGCCTGAAGCTTGGCCAGCTGCGCCCGGTTCTCCTCCAGAGCGCTCATCCCACCACCATCAGCTCGCCGGCGAAGGGTGCGCTCCCCTCCAGGATCAACTCTTTTGTCTCCAGGTCCCAGTATATCCGGCTCTCCATTGCCGACCAGGTGTTGGCGATCATAGCGCCGTCCAAGTCATACCTGGCCACAGTCCCCACGCCGGTGGCCTTCCTCCGCAGGCGCAAGCCCTGAAGCACGGCGGCCGTACACAGGTTATCCAGCCCGGTCGTGGCCCCGCCCAAGGCGGGCAGGTAGGCAGCAGTGAGTACCGCGTCCAAGGTGGCCGTCTCCGGGGCCCCTGTGGTATCCCTATCCTGCCAGTTGAAGCCCTTTTCATTGGCCTTGGAAGCGGCGGCCTCAGCCGCCAGCAGCGTCCCCTCCAGGATGTAGCACTGTACCTGGTTCCAGGTCAGCTGAACATGGCCGTCCTCCGCCGTAGGGTAGGTGCCGGGGGCGGAGCTGTTGGCGTTCAGGGCGGCCTTGACCGCGTTGGTAATGGCGGTGCGGCCCTGGGCGGCGGTCTGCTCCAGATAATCCAGCGCCGTCCGGTCCACCCGCTGGTGCAGAGTGCCGATGCACGCGCTCTGTCTGGGTTGGATACCGTGGACTGTCTGGGGGACACGCAGGGCCCCATTTGTCCATTCCTCCGGCTCGAAAATACGGCTGTAGAAGTGTCCATCGAATACACCGGCCTCCTCTTTTGGTACAGTAGTGGGGATGTCCAGCGTGATGGAATAGCTCCCGCCGTTCTCCGTGGCCTCTACAGTCCCCCGGGCAGAGCGGCCGTCCAACTCAGCGGTGACGGTGTAGGTTCCTGCAGCGGGCAGCGTCAGAGAGACGGAGCCAGATTCTCCGGCAGTACCGCTGATACTTTGTCCTCCGCAAACAGCCACTACTTCGGCGTTTGGGCTGGTCGTAACATCCAGGGTGGCAGAGAAGGGGAGCAGCGAAGCGGTGTACTGCCCGAAGTAGGGCCCGGTGACCACGGCGGAAGAATATTCCTCGCCCTCCGCGTCGGTGCAGCGGATGGTGTAGGTCGTGCCGCACTGCTTCAGCTTAACCTGCACGACCAGCCCTTCAGGGACGGTCCCGGTGTAGCTCTCCTCACTGCCAGAAACGGTGTAGGTCTGCCCGGCGAATACCTCCGCAAAGGTGATCCGCAGGGCGCAGCCGCCCGAATTGTTTTCCGCCGCCTGTACCGCGCTGTCCGCTGTCTGCTGGGCCTTTGCCGCCGCAGTTGCCGCGTCATCTGCTGCCTGCTGGGCCTTCTCAATTTTTGTCCGCAGGGCAGGGTGGGCGTCCTCCGCCAGATTGTGGTTGACGATCTGATTCTGGGAGGCCGTCAGGAGCTGGGGCAGCAGGGTGGAAATGCAGTAGTCCTTGATATCGTCAATGGTCATCACCACGCCGGGCAGAGAATCGTCCAGGTCTACCTTTACCGACGGGGCCAGGCGGATGGAGACGGGGTAACGGCGCACATCCAGATACCCCTCCTCCCAGGGGGCGATATACTGGGGGTAATCGGCCAGACAGCCGTAGTAGATGGCGATCTTCTCCTCCCCGTCCCAGGCCTGGATCAGAAACTCCCGGATGGTCATGCCGTCGGGCAGGTCCTTGTTCAGGTCGGACCGGACCTCCACCGTCATATTGACCGTGGCCCCGTTCCGGATCGGCTCGCTGCAGGTCCCGACGCCCACCGGCTCCACCAGCTGCGTCATGTCCCCGATATACACATCATCCGGCACAACGCCGGAGCCCACCAGCACACCGGCAATGCGCAGATGGTCCTCGGTGAGAGCCAGCTTGGTAAACAGCTCCAGGCCCTGCTTTGTGGGAGCGCCGCCGTATTTGCGGGGCTTTTCCGGCTCCAGCGGGGTCAATCCAGTTTGATTTTCATTCATTGCGATTCCTCCCTGTTCCATTCTGGCAGTGCTGTTATGGTCAGGCTGCTTTTCAACAGACCCCGGGCCGACAAGGGCCGTTCATGGAATGCCGGCGGCCGCTCCGGGGGCTGGATGATGGAGATAAGGCCCTGTATTTTGGAGGAGACCGGAACCACAGTGTCCTGATACATCGGGTCCCGGACCGGCAGCTCTGTACTGGAGAGGCATAGGCCCAGCCCGGCCCCCACCAGAATCGGGTCCGTATCCAGCTCAGTGACGGTTATGGTTCCATCCCACCAGCTGGACAGGCGCTTTACACCAGCTAATATCCTGCGAAAGCTGACCAGGCTCTCCTGTGTAACCGGCCGGCCGGTCATCTCGATATAGGCCCGGAAGTGGTGGGGCTCCCCGCCGTATTCATACCACTCCTCAATGCGGCCCTCGGAAAAGATGATCTCCAGAATCCGGTCCGCCGCCGCAGGAGTCCCCAGGCTGGTATAGAAGGCCATTGTCCCCTCAATCAGCGCCCGCTTTACCTCGACCGGAAAGCTCTGGTCGTAGGCAGGAGTACGCAGCTCCAGAGCCAGTACGTCCAGAATCTCCTCCGAAAGCTCACTCACAGCGGCATAGACCCTTGTTCGATCCGCCCAGGCGCACAGCCGCTCCACCTGCCGCCCCAAGGCGTAGGCGAAGGCCTGTGTCTCCAGCTGGTTGGAGAGATTTTCGGGCAGGATGTCGGTAAACCGGCTGCCCCGCAGATCAATCATCCTCCAGCCCTCCATAGCGGACCTGGGAATCTCCCTCCAGGCTGGCCACTCCGGTCCGGGCAACCGGGGTAAACAAAGGAGCGGACAGCTCAACCCGTTTGGCCCCTGCGGCCATAACCCGCTCTGCCAGCTTGGACGGGTTAATATCCCGGCCAATGGTCCTCTGCCAGGTAATGTAGGCGTCCACAGCGGCATTGACCGCCCTCTGGATGGCCACCGCACGGTTACTGTCGCTGCGGTTGATGTAGTAGACCAGGTCGATGGAGTATGGCACATCCGCCGGCGCAGAGACCGCCACCAGGTCGGTCATGGGCCGAATCTGACGGTCCCTCAAATAATTCTGGAGCCCCGTTACCATCTCTGGGCCCGGTGTGGAGCCATCATCCAGCAGGAAATACACCTCCACAGAGCCTGCGGCCTGGTCACTGGCCACCACCACATCACCCACATTTGCGTTGTAGGTCTTGGCGTGGTACAGGTAGCTGGCCTCCGGGCCCGCCGTGGAATAGGACCCAGGGAAAAGATAGATCCGCTCCGCCAGTTCCTGGTCGCTCTCCGTATCCGCGCCGCCCTCTGAAGCTGTAATGTTGGACACACCTGCGATATAGGGCAGCGGGTCTACAATTTCAGTCAGAGCTCCCACAGCCAGACCGTTCCCGGCCGAGCCTGGCACAACGCAGACCGCCGGCACGTCCACACTGTGCTCCCCGGCAGGAATCTCAGCGTACTGCGTGGTCTGGAAATACAGCAGCTCCCGGGTGGCGGCACGTGTGCCGCTGGGGATCCCGATGGCGGTATCCCGGATGGCGGAGGCGGTAAACCGGAGCGTGGTGACGGCGGAGGCGGCCGCCCGGCGGGTCAGGCCCTTAAAGGCGGCCAGGTGGTCCAAAAACTCCCCGTAGCTGTATTTCAAAAGGTTCTGCTTGCCCGCCCGGTCGATGTACTGCATCGCCTGGTAGAGCTGGGCGGCTGCGGCATACAGCTCCATGCGGTGGGGGCTGGCCCGGGCCAGGCTCACAGAACTCCCTGTGGCCTGGGTCATATACCGCTCATAGTCCGCCACCATCTCCCGGCGCAGGCCGTCCACGCTCAGTCCGTCGATAAAGCTGACCTCGGGCAGCTGGTCCATCTGAAGGTTGTCAGGCACGGGTAATCACCACCTTTGGCTTGAAATGTCCCTGCCCGGCCGGGAGCCATATCACTTCCTGGACCCGCACCTGGGGGATAAACTCGGAAATCTTTTTGGCCGCCTCTGCGGTATAGAGGCTTTTTACCACTCCCGGAGGCTTATCCACAAAATCCTGCCTGAGCCCAAGTCCGCGCTCCAGCGGCATGGTCCCCTCTATGGTGGACAGCAGCAGGGTGATCTGCCGGTCCAGGTCGGCCAGCCAATTATCAGAAAAGGTAAACTCTAATTGAAAATCAAAAAACAGGGAGTTTGTCATGTGTACTCCTCCAATGTGAGGGTCAGGTTGGCCCGGGCCAGCTCGCCTCCGTTGTAGAGCGTATTCCATGCCTCGCTGGAGCCAGTGATGCGGAAGGGATTCTTGCTCACCGGCTTGCAGTCGATAATCAGGTACTCCACCTGGCCCCGCTCTACCATATTGGCCACCCGTTCCAGCATCTGTCTGGGGCGGACCCCCAGGGATGAAGACAGGGTGATGGTGAGGGAGACCGTCTGGTTCCCAGGCCCCAAAAATTCCGGCTTGGGCTTGACGCCCATTACCTCGTGGTCAGTCCAGCGGCTGGAGACCTCCCGGGTCATCCCGCTAAAGGTCAGCACTCGGTTGTCGCTGACCTCGAAAACCAGCACGGTTCCAAATGTACCAATCAAGCCCGTTCAGCCTCCTATCCTCACATCTGGACTGCCGCCAGTGATCGCTCCGCTCCCGCTGTGGGGCGCAAGGGCGTCACCAAGGCGTGCGGCGGGCAGCCCATTGATTCGGACCGACCTGCTTCCTGCGGCCACGGTGCCCGAGCTGGAGCCACAGCAGGAATCCCGCTCTGTGGTAACGCTGGTCACAATGGCGGCCGGCTGGCTGTTGGTCCGCACGTTGAAAGAACAGCCCCCGCTGATCTCCCCGGAAAAGGGCAGCGGCGGATGCGGAGAGACATGTCCTGAATGCTCTCCTGCGGTTGTGCCGTCCACTGTGTCCAGGAGCCGCGCGGCGTTTGGCATAAGACCGCCCTCCTTAATTCAGATCAATGGTTTTGCCGTTGATGGTGATGGCGCCGCCGGCGGTGATGTTTATGGAACCATCGCAGTGCAGCGTCAGCTCCCTGGCCTTGCCGTCGTAGCGGAGCATGGCCACCCCAGGGGCACGGTCCATGTCCAGGCGGTACAGCTTTTCCGCACCCTCCGGGGGCCTGTTCTTCTCGCTCCAGGGACGGCCCAGGACCACCCCCGCGGCCATGCCGTTGGACAGGTGGAGCACCAGCACCTGGTCCCCCACCTCGGGCGCTGTATAGGCCCCAGTGAATGCGGTGGACAGGAGGGGGATCATCTGGGTCACCGCGTCGTCCTGGTCTGGATAGACGACCCGCACCAGGCCTGCGGAATGGTCAACATCTGATATCTTTCCAACCCGGGTATCGTTGCGCATGTCCTCCTCCTCACTCCACCCGGGACAGCTCCAGGTCCATCGTGTAGCCGCCGCCGATGTGATGAATAATGCTGTCAATGAAATATTTACCGCCCAGCCAACCCAACTCCTCCACCATGACGCACTGAGAGGCCACCAGGCTGGCAGTGCCCCGCATGGACAGGGAGAGCTTCGTTGACCCATGATTGGCCTGGTGGATGGCCGCCCACAGCTTCCGCTCCGCGTCCGCCTGGCTGTCCACCCGTCCGGACTTCTTCAGAATGCGGGGGCCGCTGCCCACCTGCACCTTGACCTCTTTCTCTGTAGAGGGGTCTGTGTAAGCGTATTCCCCGCCAGTGTAGGTCCCTGTGAGTTGGGACGACCAACTCCAGGACAGGAGCATGTCGGGGGTCAGCGTGGCCACTGGGGGCCGGGCCTTGTACGCTTCCCGGTCATAGACCACGATCTTCTGCGCGTACACCTTCATGGCCAGGCCATATGTCTCACACAGCCCCATGTAAAAATCGCAGTCCGTTTTCTCTGACTGTTCCTCGCTCTTGATGATGATGGGGCCTCCGTCCACATCCCAGGCCAGGGAGATTCCAGCCCGGGCGGCGATCTCTTTGCCAATCTCCTCCACAGTGATGTTCTCCCAGGTGCGGGTCCGCTGAGTCTCCCGGAAGGCACTGTCTGCGGGCACGGACACTCCTGAGATGTTTCCCGTCACCGGCCAGCCGGAGAAATCGAACTTGTCCAATATGAAGGAGCCGCAGGGGAGGGAGCGGTTATCTCCCACCCGGTCCCAGTCGGTCAGGTGGATCACGGCGGACAGGGTGTCTCCTGCCTGGGGGAGCCACGGTCCGATCCACTGCCGGTCCCGGTCATGGAGGGTGAGGTCAAAGCTGTCAGCCTCCCCGCTGGCCGGGTCGGTGTAGGTCGCTGAAGTCTGATACTGACCCAGCGTCCCGGCGGCAGCTGCCCCTTTCCAGGCGATTTCTACAGCTGCTTTTCTCGTGTTCATGTGACTTTCCTCCAGGCGGGCACATCAGGACCGGAAGCATCCTCCGGCGGTTCCGGTGTCTGGAGCACCACGCCCGCCCGGAACACAAATGTGTCCAAGTGGGGATGGTTGTGCTCCATCAGCCAGCCAGTGTACTTCACGTCTCCATAGACCCGATGGGCAATGGCGTCCCAGGCGTCCCCCTGCCGGGTGGTGTAGGTGTCAGGCATGGTCTACCCTCCTAAAGCATAGTGGAGCCGCTTGCGGCGCTCCTCCGTCTTCAGCTGGTCATACAGGCGCTTGAACTCCGCAAAACTCAGCCGCCCGGCCTCCACGGCCTCCTCCCGGGTCGTCGGACCATAGAAATTGAATACCGGGGCAAAGGTGATGACGTCACTGCCGGCAGTGGGCGGGTTTTGACCGCCTGCCGGGGGCGGTGTATCGTTTGCTGCGGGGTGCGGCGGCTCTGGGAGAGGCCAGCCGCCGCCCCGGCCCGGTCCATGCGGGTCCGGTTTGTTGTTCCTGATCCAGTCTTCCACCAGCTTGGCCAACTGGGCCAGGGGTGCTTCCTCTAAGCTGCTCTCCAGGCTGTTCTCCTGGTTCCCCATGGGCGAACTCTCCGGTGTGCTGGCCGCGCCCTGGAGCAGGGCGGCCAGCTTGGACAGCGGGAGAATTGCCTCCGGCTCCCCGCCCTCGCCCGCCTCCAGGATGGTGGGGGCGGTAACAATGCCGCCAGTGGCCAGCATGGGAATATCGGGCAAATTGATGGAAAAGCTCTTGCCGCCCACCACGGGCACCCAATCCGGGATGGTGAAGCCGCAGGAATTGATGGCCCCCACCACGGAGTTGACCGCGCCGATCACGGCGTTGATGGGCACTTTCGCGATATTGGCCAGACCTCCGAACAGGTTCCCGAATATATCGCATACGCCCTGCCAGGCAAGCTCCCAATTCCCGGTGAATACGCCGGTAATAAAATTGAGCAGCCCGGTAAATATGCCGATGACATTTTCTATGATGGGCGCCGCGATTTGTACAGCGCTTTCCAGGCCGTTGATCAGCGCCAGACCCGTGACCTGAAAAGCAGGGCCCAGGACACCGGCCAGCAGAGAGGCTAGGTCCATCAGACTGGCGCCCAAGGGCTGGAGCTTGACCCACAGGGACGTTACAGCAGCCCGAAATTTTTCACTGTGGTTCCACAGATAGATGAACCCCGCCGCCAGAGCTGCGGCCCCGCCAGCAATCAGGGCCAGCTTCACATTGCCTATGCTCATCACCCTGGATAGCAGGCTCCCACTCTGAGAAGCCGCATTGAAGATGGTGGAGAGGTTTTTTACTGCCCCGACAGCGGCACTTGCAACCTGCAGCCCCTTAAAGGCCCCTGCTGCGGTCATCACTGCGCCGCCGACAGCGAGGATAATATCTCGGTTCTCCCACAGCGCCTTGCCGGCGTTGATCACAATCGGCGTGATTTCTTCCAGTTTGCTGGATACGACTGGCAATACATTGTTCGCCAGGTACTCCAGGCCCTCCTTGGCGTATGGGACCAGCTGTTCTCCAACACGCACCAGCGCGGCCTCCGCCTTGCGCTTTACGCCCTCCAGAGCGGTGCCCAGGTCGTTGTATTTAACCGAGTTGATTTGCTCCAGTGCGTCCATTGTGTCATAGGCCCCGGCTGAGGCATTTGCCATAGCCTCCATGGCCTCGGTACCCAGGTCCTCCCACATGGTCCCGAACAGAGATACGCCCAGCGCGTCCTGCGCCACCTGGTCCTCCATGTCCATCAGGGTGTTTAACACATCGAAAAATGCCTGATTTGCCCCGTCCCCACCTGCGGCAAATGTACCCATCATTGCGGATGCGTTATAGCCCAGGGCCTCAAAGGCGGCCACTGTGCTGTCGGAGCCATCAATCGCCCGGATGGAGAACTCCTTCACCGCGTCACCCACCTTGTCCAGGTTCCACGCGGTGCTGTCCGCGCCGGACTGCAGGAGCTGGAACATACCGTCAGCGGTAAATCCCAGCTTTGAAAACTGGCTGGAATATTCGTTGATGGTATCAATCAGTTCCCCGGAATAATCAAGGCCGTTTTGTGCGCCTGCTGCGATCAGGCCGAAAGCCTCCTCTGCTGACCCTCCGAAGTTTTTTCGGATTGCTGCCGCGGCGCGGGTGCTTTCCGCTACGTCATACTCGAACGCGTCCCGCAGAGCAATCGCGGCTTCTGTCGCTCCCGCAATCTCCTGGGCTGGGATGTCCTTGATATTCCGATTGACCAACGCAACCGCATTGGCAGCGTCCTCGATACTCTCGCCAAAATTGTTTTGGTAAACGCTTTCCATTGCGCCTTGCAGATTGGCCAGCTCTTCCCCCATAGCCCCGGTGGCCGCAGCCAGGCTGTTGGCCGCTTTTTCGTGTTCTGTGTAAGCGGAAGTGGCGGCAGTTGCGATCCCGGTTGCGGCTGTCCCAAGCCCGGCCAGGGCCGTGGCGGCTACTTGACCCGCTTTTTTCGCTGCCTCACCCAGAATGCTCAGATTTTCACTTGCAGCGGCACACGCCTTTTTCAGCGAACTGTTATCGCCAGCGATTTTCAGCAGCATTTCATAGGTCTTACTTCTTGCCACGGCCCCGCTTCACTCCCTCCCAAATGGTTTTTGCCATATCGGCGTACTCGTTCACATCGTCCATCTGCATGGAGAGAAAAAACTCCGGGCTGCTATGGAACTGCAGGGCAAGGGCAGCACACCCCTTACGGACGGTCTCCGGCATTATTCCTCCCCATCCGCGTTGAACAAAAAACCCACGACCAGTCCCTTCAGCGCAATAGCGTCCTTGGCCGGCATACGCTCAAAGAACTCCAGCGGAAGTTTTGTCATCAGATGGCCTATGGTGGCGGCGTATTCCGTTGCCATTTCCAATGTCGCCGGATTCAGTCCTCTGTGCTTCTTGGATGTAATCTTAGCGGCCTGCGCCAGGTCGCCCGCCGTGGAATTTTCCAGGCCGGACAGGTCCAACTCCTCATAGGTCCTGCCCTCAAATACATAGGGCTTGCTCAGCTTCAGCACCAGGCTCTCTCCAACGGCCTCCTCGACGGCCTCCTGGAGTGATTCCTGCTCGGGAGCGGGGTTTACTTTTCCCTTTTCCATAATCAGCACATCTCCTTAATTTCAGCCAGCATGTCTTTGCCGCGAATCTTGAATACCTCGTTCAGCTTGTCCAGCTCCACCATGGGCTCGCCGTCCAGCTCAATGAGGATATACAGCAGGGTCAGGGTGATCTTGACCTCCATCCCGCTGCCGGCCTTGAATTTGCCGAGTTCAAACTTGGACATCCGCCCCCGGACCACCACCCGAACGGAGTGGAATACAATATCCCCCTCGCTGTTAGTGGACTGGGCGGAGCCCCGGATCGTCAGGCGGACCGCTTTCCGCTGGTCCAGCATGTCCACGGCGGCCCGGTCCAGGACCCGGAATGGAATCTCCATCTCTTGGTTGGAGAAGTAACCCACGGTGGGGTCATCAAACTCGCCCAGGACCCCGGCGCCGCTTACCGTCTCGCTGGAGGACTCAAAGCCGGGGAGGGGGAGCTCATCCCCCATGCCCAGAATCCTCTCACCCTCGTTGTACACGTTGTACTTATTGATTTTGGTCGGAATTTCATTCATGGTCAGTCACCTCCAAGGGCCGACTCCAGAGCGTCCACGTCGTACTCGCGGATGTTCTCAATAAATTCGGCCGGAATATAGGGGGCCAGGAACGTGTGGACCGTCAGATGGCCGTTCAGCAGATTGGTCACCGGGTTTTCCTCGCTGCGGAACTCCAGCCGGTAGCCGGCACAGTAGCCCCTGGCCACATAGCCATTGCCCACAATGTTCTGGCTGTCTACGATGGATTGGATCAGCCGCTTGTTTCCCGACTTGTCCACCTTTTGCAGATAGGTGCGGATAAAGTTGTTGCCGTCCCAGTCGAAGAACCGGCGCACCCTCATCCAGCGGTCCTTGGGGTCAGTGGTGGAGGGATAGGCGGCGGTGCTGTTGCCCCAGGCCTTGAAACCGTTGGCGTTGATTGCCGTGATGACCCCGTTGGCATTGAGGACGTCGTTGGCCTGCTGCTGATCCAGCACCACAGGCGTGCCGTCCGCCAGCACCGTAGCGGTGATGCGCAGGTCCTGGTTGGACGCGTTCTCCGGCACGTCGCTGTTCTGAGCGTCTGTGTAGGCCTGGAGCGCGGCAAACATGGCAGAGTAGTAATACACCTTGTCGCCCACTGCAACCAGGGGCCAGAGCGCACCGGCGTGATTGCTGGTGGCCCCCAACTTCTCCTTGGCCTCCTTGACCTGGGTATAGACCTTTGCTCCGTTCTCTCCCTCGGTGGGGATGTCCAGCAGGCAGGTGCAGTTATACACCCCGTTGATACTCTCCGTCTTGGCCTGGAGGGCTGCGGCCACCACAGGGAACTGGCTCCAGCCGGGAGCCAGCAGCAGGCCAGGGGTCATGCCCAGTTTGGGATAGATCTGCCGGACCAGCTCCAGACCGGTCTCTTTCCCGGTCTGCGCGTCCACTCCGCCCACGACGTCCGCCTGGGTGGCACCGGCCGGGTCGAGGCTCTTACTGGACACAGACAGCTGGGCCGCGCCCTTTGCCTCCTCGGACAGGAGGGTAATCAGCACACTGCCGTCCTTGGCATGGGCGGCTATGTAGTCGGTGTCCCGCTCCAGGGTGTTCTCTCCAGCCTGGACCACGAGCGTGTCCAGCAGCACATAGTCCGCCCGGTACACCGCCTGGCCGTCCGATACGGAGCAGTCTTCGGCCACGTTCTCCTTGGTGTGAGCGGGGTTGCCGGGGTCCAGCACGTTTACCAGGATGATAGGGGCCACGTTGAACACCCGAAAACAGGCGTCCATCGACTGGCACAGGGTAAATGCCTTGAAGTTGTCCGAGTACCCCAGCGCCTGCTGGCACTCTGCGAAGGAGTAGCACAGCACAGGGGCATTGACCGCTGCGGCGGGGTTCTTGGTCAGATGAATGGGCGCGGTCCCGAAGATGACCTGAAGCCCGGCGCTGCCCTGGATGGGCGAGGTCAAGCTGGTGTCCACCTCGGAATTGTAGACGCCATGGGAATATGCCATATTACATTTCCTCCCTTAACGAATCTCCTGCGCTTTGCAGTACAGGGTGTAATACCGCCCGGCTCTGGCCTGGAGCTGCCGCCGCACCTCCGGGAGCTGGTCCAACGGGACCACCAGGGCTTTCAGCACCGGGCTGGCCTGGACCGCTTCTAGCAACGGGGACGACAGGCCGTGGGTGTAGATCGTGAACTGGACCGCTTTCCCGGGGATGGTGGGGCCGCAGTAGGCCACGGGGTCAGGGGCGCAGGCGGCCTTTCTGGGCGGCTTTGCGGCCGATGTGTTCCCCTTGCGGGGAGTGGGGGCTTTGCTCATGGTTCTGGCACCTCCTTGAAAATAGCCGGCGCGGCAAGCTTCAGCGCCATGCCGGCGAAATAATAGGGGTGGGTATCATCTTCCGGTGTCACCCACTTAATGGGGTATTGCACCTCGTACCGGCGGCCTACAATACCGTTTTGGCCGTAGTGGGTCAGGATGGCGTTGACGATGTGAAGCGCGTCCCGGAAGCCCTGGCGGTTCGGGTCCGGGTCATAGACGCATATCACCAGAACGAGCTCCACCTGCTGGCGTGTGTCCTGGTCCGGCAGCTCCCCGCCGGGTATTCGGACGATCACATAGGGCTCCGGTACGTCCTCCGGGGGCTGCTCCTCCAGCTGCTCCGGTATCAGGTCCGGGTCCTCCTCGGGGTCCAGCACTGGCTCCGGCTCGATGTCCGCTCCCGCCCGGATCGGCAGGTCCTGGGGGAAAACCTGAATCCGGCGCTCCACGCCTGCGGAATTTTTTAAGGTCTCTCCCTGGAAAAGCTGTTTCAGGTCCGCTACTACGGCGTCCTGCAAAAATTCTTGGGTCAAGAGGTTGTACCTCCTGCTTCATTGTTCAATTTCAACCCACAGTTATAGCAGAAAGCCGCTTCTGGTCTATGCCATCTTTTCCCGCACACACATCGGCAGTGTTCTGTTCGAGTGAGTTTTCTTGCCGCTTCCAGATAAAATCTGTGTGAACTTTGGGCCATAAAGCTGAGTGCTTTCCTTGCGTCGTCTTGCGTGGGGCACTCAGCTTTCATTGTCATCTCCACTAGGACGCCGTCTTCATTGCTGTAAGTATTGCTATACTCTGTCATAAAATCTGGCTCCTTTTTCGATGGGAACAAAATAATTGACTCTGCGCAGTTGTCTATGTAACACCGTTTTTATGCCTTGCCTAAGACCTGAGCGATCCGCTTATCAATCTCGGCGTGCAGGGTCTCATAGGCCAGCGTCTCCGTCTGTGCCATCACCGCCTCGTTGCGCAGCATATGGGGGATGGCAGGAGACAGCAGCTTCTTCACTGGCAGGCGGCTCTTGCCCCTCCGCTGCACTATAGCGGTGTGGCCGCTGGCAAACCTGGTGACAAATGCTTTCAGATCATCCATCTCCAGCGGCTTCAAGCTGCCAGAGGACAGGATTTTAGCCTCTGCCGCCCCCGTTTGTGTGTTGGGCCGGGTCATAAAAGACATGATGTCCTGCATGGGTCCTCTGGAGCGGATAGCAGCGGACAAATTTGCTGAACTGGCCGTCAGGACCTTGGGGCCGCCCTGGGCCACGTCCCGTAGGGCCTTGGTATTTTTAATGGCATACTCACCCTTGACGTCTGTTACCATCTGCTTACGCACCTTGCGGGCTGTAGAATTCAGCGCGTTTCTCAGGATATTTGGGGCCGCAATCAGGTCCGGCAGGCTGTTCAGCTGCTGGATAATCCTTTGCAGCTCCTCCTCCACATCAATGTGAATCAGCGACTCATTTCCGCTCACGTCTTTGCTGCCTCCAGTTCAATGGCCAGGATCCCGGCCTCCGCTGTGCAGTCACGCACCCGATAGGCCACCCGGTCAAGGGTCAGTACGGACTTGATGGCCGGGCGCGGCCCAAAATCTGCCTGGGCCACATAGATCAGGCGGCGGCTTTTGTAAAGCCCGTCTGAATGGCCGCCCTGCTTGGCCTTGTCCCGCTCCAGCAGCTCGTTTTCATCCATCAGCACCGCCATTTTTTTGCCGTTGACGGTGTGGAGGTCCGCAAACTCCAGCCGGTCCAGGAAGATGTCAGAGACGTCCGACGCAATACAGTCCTTGAAGCTGGGGGCGGCCATCACTGGCCACCCCCGGTATCGCCAGGGGAATTGGTGGAAACCTGGACCTCTGCCGCGGCAAGGATGGCGGCCCGCTCAGCATTGGTTCGGGCATTGGAAATATCCACGCCCATATCCTCAGCCAGCTTTTCCAGGTCTGCCTTTTTCCACTTCTCCAGGTCCTCCACATCCAGGCGGCCGGTCCGCCGGGCGGGGGCTTCGCTGCCCTGCCCGGTTTCGCCCTCTCCCGCTGTGTTCGGGCGGCTATCGGGGCCAAATAGGGCGCGGAGCTGCTCCGTCAGGCTGGAGACGCCCACAAACTCCCCGGCGCTGTCCTCGATATCCACGCCTATGGACCGGATAACCTCCGCTGCCAAGTCGTTCACCTTGGAGCGCCGGGCGGCCTCCTGGACGACGGCGCTGACAAAGCCCTCCATGTCCGTATCCGTCCACACGGCGCTGTCGGCTCTCAGCCATGCCTCCACCATCTGGGGGTTTTCAGCGGGGACGGCCTCTCCGCACTTGTAGGTCCGGCCCATGTACTGGATTGGGCGGCGGGCAATCAGTTTTTTCATATCTGAGCCCTCCAATCAGCCCAACAGCTTGACCATCACAGTGGCGGCCGTGGCGGCAGCGGGCGAGGCGGCATAGCCGGCGGGCGTGTTCCCGTCCGCCGTGGCGGTGATAGCCTCCGCTGTGGAATCGTAGTAGACGGCGGCGCCCTGGGCAAGCTCCTCCCCCTCCGCCTTGGCCATGGAGAAGACGCCCACCACATGGACGTTGCCCAGCTCGTTGGCGGGGATATCCGACGCGGCCACGCCGATCCGGGTACCCAGGGCCACGACCTGGCCCGCCTTTGTATCCTCAGTGGGGGTATAGCCCAGGGCTTCCCCTCTCTGGAAATAGACTGCTCTCATATCTGCTCCTCCTTATCCGTTCAGCTTTACGCCGTTGTTGCGCAGCAGGCCCCGGAAGTCCACCGCGTTGATACCCCAGTCCAGCCAGATGTCCCAGATGAAGCCCAGGTGGCCGGCCTTTTCGCTCCGGCGGAAGGTGGGGGTGGTGACACCGTTGAGGTAGTCCACCTGCACGCCCTTCACCAGTCGGGGGTCCGAGACCATGAACCAGGGGCAGGCTTTGTCACCCGCCAGCACGTTCAGAGTACCCTCCTCGACCACCTGAATCTTGCTCCGGTACTGGCTGTTCAGCACGTTTACCGTGTGGCTGCCAATGCCCTCCACGTCGATTTCCGCGGTGCCCAGAATCTGGTTGACCCGCATACCCATCCCCACGGGTACGATAACCTTGGAGGGCTCCACCATGATGCTCTCACCAAACTGGTCAATCTGCATCCCCATCAGCTGGATCATCTGCTCCAGCACAGAGATACTGGGGGCGGAGCCCGTGGCAATCAGGTTTCTGTGAATTGCATCGAACAGGGCCGCGCCGTCAAATACGGCGGGGTTCTCATAGATCAGCTCATAGACCTGGCGGTTGATTTTCCGTTTGGCCTTGCGGGCGTACTGGGCGGGCATACTGGCCAGGAACCCAATATCGTCGTTGATAAAGGCCTCCCGGGTCATGGTGAACGTGGTGCCGTAGGTGTCCAGCTTCCGGGTGGGCAGCATCTCGGTCTGGAGGCTGCTGTGCTTCAGCTCTCCGCCCTCGCCGACCTTGGAGAACTCGCCTCCGCCCAGGGCGTACTCGTGCTCCTTGCTGGGCTTGAAGTCGGTCAGCGTCCCCCGGCTGGTCCAGAGCTCAAAGGTACAGGGGACCAGCGCGTACTGCTGCACGATGGACTTCTTGATGGCGTTGTCCAGGATCGCCGGGAAGTCCGCGGTGGGGCTGAAGAACTGACGCACCGCCGTATCCCACAGGTCAGCCCGGGACCGGCGCAGCAGCTCGGTTGTGGTGCCCTCACCGGAGCGGGCCATGCTCTCAATGAGGAAATCCCGCAGGGACATACCCCGCAGCGCCTCGGCGCCCTGGGCGGGCTCCTCGACCTCCACACCGGCCTGCATCAGCATGGCGTCCCGGGCTGCGTCCCGGAAATTGTCCTGGTCTGCGTCTCTGGCCCCAATCACCACCGGAGCCCCATGCTTCAGCAGGTGGTCCACGGCGGCCTCCCGAACCTTATCTACAGAATCGCCGTTCAGGACATATTTATCCGGGTCCATGCCGGCCTGACGGCACAGCGCAATAATGTCGCTGGCCCGCTGGCGCTCCGCCTCCTGGGCCTGCCGCTCCACGTCGGCAGGATTTGTGCCCAAGTTGGGCACATTGCTCCCGTTGGACGTGGAGTGGCCGCGCTGGCCGTTGTCCGGCTCCCCATTGCCCTGGCCGTCCGGCTCCGCGTCGATCTGGCGCTGGAGCTGGTCAAACTCCGCCTGCTCCTCCGCCGTCAGGCCCCGCCCGGCGGCGCGGGCGGCGCTGACAATCTCCTGCTGACGCTGGATCCACTTTGCCTTGTTCTTCATACTCTTACCTCCATCATGTTCTGATTGATTTGGATTTGACTCTCGTACACAGACAGGTCCGGCGGGCTGTCATCTGAACGGCCCACGCCTACAGTGGCGTCCGCCGGTACCGACACGACAGACGCCTCCAGGGGCGTCCATTTCCGGGCGATCATGCAGGGGCCGTTGAAGCGCCCGTCCACAGACACGGCACCGGCCTTGACCTCCTCCCAGGCGTCCACAGCGTAGCGTACAGACGTGGTTTTCAGGGTGCCCGACTTGACCTTGCTGAAAATCTTCTCCGCCTCGGCGTCGCTGTCAAACTCAATTTCCGCCATGCCGCGGCCGTTCTCCACCCAGGCCCTGAGCACCTTTCCAATCACCTGGTCCCTGTTGTGGTTGAACAGGACCACGCCCACTGTGTTCAGGCGGGACAGATTTACCGCATCCCCGGCATGGTCCAGAATCTCCATGCCGAAATACCGCCGGTACGGCTCCTCGCTGGAGAAGCTAATGGTCCTCCGGCGGCTCTCCTGTGCCTCCGGGCTTTCCGCCTCCCTTGCCAGAATTTCCCCCATGCTCCGGGTCCCCCGGTTCCGTTCCGGCTCCGGGACCGCCCGGTTGGGCTGCTGCCGCTCCATTTCCAAACATGACACCTCCCATATCAATTCCGAGCTCACGGCCATATCTCAAAACCTCCGCAATCTCGCTTACCGCCTCTTTCCAGTCCTTGCCCCGCTCGGCGCAGAGGTCCTGGAACGTCTTTTGACCGCTTTGCAGGGCGATTTTATCCGCGTTGGCTTCCTTGACCGGGTCAATCCACTTTTTCGGCGTCTTGATCCAGGCGTGGTTCAAATATTCCTCCCTGCGCGCCCAGAAGTCAGGCACGGCGAACAGCCCGGTCAGGCAGCCGGAAATCACAAAATGCTCATACGCCTCGGACATGAACGCGGTAAGAAGCTCAACCTCCTCGGTGTATGTGTTCTCATCCTCCTGGGCGTTCTGCCGGGCGGAGGAATAGGTCGCGCCATTCATGTCCCGGCTCACCGCCTCATAGGACAGGCCCTGCCCCGAGCCGATCAGGCTCTGCTGAGTCTTCAGGAAGGCTGTGGCGTCTGTTGCGGCGCTCTTAGGGTCCACGACCTCCACATCGTCCCCAGGCCCCAGCTCCATGATCATGCCGGGGGTCATCTTCTTGCCGGAGTAGTCCACCTGGCCGTCCAAGCCCCGGGACGATGAGCTGCGGCCGGTCCCCCCGGTAGGCAGCGCCTTTTTGATTACCAGGCCCACCAGGGCCGCGATGCGCTCCTTGATGGCCACGGCGGTAATAAATTCGTTGGCGTCCCGCACTCTGGTGATGGTGGGGCTCAGGTCGGACATCTCCCGGAGCTGGCTGGGCCGGTGCTTGTTCTTGTAGAAAAAAATGTCTTTGGCGTCGATGAACATCGGGTCCATAACCTGGCAGCCGTCCAGGTCATACTGCCGGAACCAGTAGCCCATCGGGCGGCGGTACCGGTTGTACTCAATGCCGCCCACCACCCGGTTGCCCCGGTGCCGCGGAGAGGTCTGGGTAACGTCCAGCTCATCCACCTCCAGGCACTGGAGCTTGAAAGGGACCAGCCCGCCGGGGGTGTGGCAGAAGTGAATGAGGATCCCGCCGTCGTACTTTTTCCGCTCCACCATCATGCGCAGGATGCTGTTGAAGGACTGTTCTCCGGTTACATCGCAGTTCCGGGCTTTGCACCAACGCTTCCAGGCCCGCTCAATCTGATTGTCCAGGCTGTCGTCGCCCGTCATGGCCCGGAGGGTGTAGCCCCGCCCGACGACATTGCGCTTATAGGCGTGTACCACAGACTGGGCAATATCGCTGTTGCGCTCCAGGTCGCGGGCTCGGGCCCGGATCACATCCCGGCTGTACCGGTCCGTCAGCTCCGCGCTCTCGTTCACCACGCGCCACCCGGCATTGACGCGGCCGGAGCTGGCTGCGTCGTAGCCGCGGGCCTCCTCGTAGGCCTGCCGCCACATCGTCCGCTCATAGGCCCAGCGGGGAGACACTGCGGCGGCAAAGTTATCTAAAAATCCCGTGCGGCTCACTTCCTTTCTGTTGCTCCTGTCCCGGCGGCTTCATCCTCGAACACCTGCACAAGCGCTCTGTGGAAATTCGGGTCATAGTCAAATATGATCCGAATTTTTTTGCTTTCGTCCAATGCCTGCGGCAACAGGGCAAGATTTTGCAGCACACCAGGCTGGACCGGCCACATACCCCGCTTATTTGCCAGAGAGGTGTAGCCGTAGTGCTCCGCCACTTCTCTGGAAAACGGCATTTTGGAAACGTCCATGAGTTCCATATCCCGCTCCTTTACCGTCCATCGAAATAGGCCACATAGGTCCGCCCCAGCAGGCAGCCGCTGTCCTCGTTGGCCAGCTGGGCCTCCAGGTCGTCCCGCATGGATTTCAGCATAGCCAGGTCCGCCCGGGTCAGCGACCGGCTTCCGATTTTGTAACTCTGGCCGCCGCACAGCACCTTGGTGATGGCGGTATTGACCTGGGCCAGCATTTCAGCCGGCGTCATGTTTGTTTCGTCCATATTGCCCCCTTAAATCCAGTCCTCATGAGTACCGAGCCAGTTCTCCTCCGGGATAGTCTCCGCCTGCCGTGCCGGCTGGGCGGGCTTCTCCTGCTGCTGGTCCCCCTGACCCGGATTCTGAAGGACCAGGGAGCGGACCTCCATCACATCCGCGGCGGCCGCGGCATACACCTCGCAGTCCAGGTAATGGTTATCTCCGTGAGAGTGCTTCAAAACCCAGCGGTAAGAGGTCTTGCCGTTTTTCCGCTCGGTGATTTTATGCTCCGCCGTCACCTGCTCGGCGTAATCCAGATCGCAGTCCTTATGGACCATCCAGGAGCCGGTCCCGTTGGGCCGGCGCATACGGGCGGAAATCATGTCCTTGTACTTGCCGCCGTCCACCAGCACCAGCTGCATTCCGTTGGCCCGGCTGCCCGCCTTGTTCACGGTGGATATCCGGTAGTAGCCCTGCAATGACACGGAGGAACCCTTGCAGGCCCGCACCCAGTCGCCATTGATCAGGCAGAAATCATACACCGTGTCGGTCTGGTCGCTGCTGTCTATCAGGGCCAGCTCCACCATGACCTTTTCGCCGGATGGCATCAGAAATTGGGTGTTCATGATCCGCTCCACCTCGGTCATGGAGAGGGCCTGGCCGTGGGCGACGTTCTGGCTGGTCATGAAGTCGCCCCAGGCCCGGATCACCCAGTACACACAGTTCTCCTGCACGTCAATCCCGCCGGTCAGCAGCTTGGTCCACTCCGGCAGCTCCCAGGCGGGCACCTCCGTCTGACGCTCCAGAACCAGGTCCGCATTGGTTTTCAGCTTGGTATCCTCCCAGGGCTCCGCCAGCCAGGAGTTTACAAAATTCTGTAACAGCTCCGGGTCGTCCTTGGAGTCCATAAACGCCTGGGCGATGTCAGAGAAGCGGGTGAAGGGCGAGTACATGGTGGACATCCAATAGGCGACGCTCTTGGGCGTCTCCGTTCTCTTCCGCACAAACTGCCAGCGGCCCGCCTCCAGCATCCGGCCCTTGTCCCGGTCGGTAATCACGCCCTCGCACACCTGGCACACATATCTGGCCATGTTTGCCCGCGCCGTACTGTCTGGGACATCGTCCTTGCTGGGCCATTTGAGTTGGGCAAATTGCAGCTCGATGTATGTACCGCAGTGAGGGCATGGGACAAAGTAGTGCTTTTCCGCCTCTGCGCCCTCCTTGGCCCGCCAGATATGGCCGGTTTTCAGGGTGGGGGTGGAGGTGATGAAGATCTTCCGGTTCAGGGTGTACGACTTGGTGCGCTCAATGGCTAGGGAAACCGGGTCCGACTCTTTTTTGCTGGCCCCAGGGTATTTGTCCACCTCATCCAGGAACAGATACCGGATATTGGTGCTGGACAAATCCGCGGGGCTGTTCGCTCCGTTCAGATACACGGTCATAGCGCCGAATTTCAGCTGGAGCTTCTTGCTGTCTGTCTTCTGGTACAATGCCGCCAAAGGCTTGCAGCGCCGGATCATCGGGTCCAGCTTGGCGTCCACGGTCCGCTCCGCAAGGTCGTCCGACGGGTACACAACCATGGTGGGGCCTGGGTCCTGGTCAATCAGGTTGCCCAGCATGTTCTCCATAGCCGAGGTGCCGCCCACCTGGGTGGGCTTGACGAAGATGATCTTCTCCACTGACTCGGAGTTGAACGTGTCCATGATCTCCGTCAGGTAGGGCGTCACCCGGTTGCGCCAGGGGCCGGGAATGGAGTTCCCGTCAGGGAGAATCCGGTTTTCCTCCGCCCACTGGGATACAGGCAGCCGCTTCCGGGGACGCAGCGCGGCTACGGCCGGCATGATCCAGCCCGGCACCTCATAGGGCTTTGCGCGATACCGCTTCACCGCCTGGCCTCCTCTCCCGGCGCCAGCATGGCGGCGTCTGCGAACAGGGTCAGCATGTCCTCCAGCTCCTGGCGGGTGCTTTTCTCGATGGCCCGGGCAGTGGCGGCGTCGGTATAACCGGCCACTATCCCCGCCACACGGCTGGGGATATTCAGGGCGAAGTGCTTGAACGTGTCCAGGAACTCCGTCAGCTGCTGCGCGGCGGAGGCGGTCTCGATATAGCGCCCCTCCGCAATGTCGGCCTTGATGCTGGCCAGCTGGCCCTGGCTCTCCTTCAGCTTGACCTCAGCCTCCAGCTTCCGCAGGACCAGCTCCTTGGGGTGCTCCTGCTCCCCGGCTTTCTGCTTGACATGGGCGATATACTGCTGGACCGCCTTGCAGGTGCGGTATTTTTGCACCTTGCGCCCAGGCGGCGTCTCTTTCGTCAGCACGCCCGAGCGGGTCAGGTTTTGTATCTGCCGGTCAGACAGGCCCACCAGCATTCCAATGGCCGCAGCGTCCGCCCAGTCCGGGATGATGGTGAGGATAGCTGGGGCCTGCTCCGTTCCAGGCTTACGCGAGCCCTTTTTTGGCGCCATACACTCACCCACCTTCTGCGGCCAACTGGATTTCGCATTTTTTGTGCTGTTTTTTGGGTTCTATACCCCTAAAGGGGTATGGTTTGACATTTTTTCGCAAAGTCAGAAACGAAATCACCAAAAAATTTTTATTTTTCTGGACAAAAACACCGCGCCTTCCTTGCCCCGCGCTGCGTTTTCTCCCAGGGAGGACCCGCAGATCGGAGCGCCGGCCGCACAGACTGGCTGTGCAGCGCTGCGCCTGGGGGTCTGAAAGCCTGGCCGGCCCACGGTTCTCGCCAGGCCCGGCCCGCGTTGTCTTCCGCCGGGCTATCACCTCCGGGCAAAACAAAACCAAGGCCAATGACCACACGTTCCCCGTGTCAGTCACTGGCCTTGGCTCTCAAAGCACGCGCCCCTGTTGACGTCGATCAGTATTTCGTTTTTGCAAACCCGGCAGTAGGCGATCAGCCTGCTGCCCTCGGTGTCTGGCCGGACCTTCATCAGCCGCTTGTTTTTGCGGCACCTGGGACAGGTCAGCCAGCCATCACTTACCGTTATCATTTTACCATGTTTGGGCGCACCTTGCAAGGCGTTCCACTCCTTTTCCCATAAGTTAATATAATCCTCAAGGCTGAAAAAATATTAAAAAAGGTTACGGCCGCTTCCGCCGGCGCCGGCGTTTGGCCTTGGGCCGGGGGCCCATAGTGGTCTCCCACCCGGCGGCCAGATACTTGATAAATTGGAAATGGCCATAGAGCGTGTCTCTATTATCATTATTAAAGGTAATCGGCGCGTTCCGGGGGATGGTAAGCTGTGTGTCGTTGGGCACCCGGAAGCACTCGCGTTCCGGCTTGCGCAGATTCCGGGAGCCGGACCACAGCCGCAGCCCCACCTTGTCCCGCTGCTCCTTGCATAGATACCGGGCCAGAGTCTCAAAATTCTTATCCCGGTCAATGCGCAGCTGCCTGAACTCCACTCCGCCCTGGCCCCACAGCCGGCGGATCAGGTCGTAGTCCTCGCCGGTACCGTTAATCAAAGCGTGATGGTGCCAGCGGCCCTCCCCGTGCTTGTGCTCGGTGACGTAGAGGTAGCGCAGCTCCTGGCCCTTTTCGTTCCGGGCTTTCCGCAGCCGCTTCCAAAAGGCCCGCATAGCCTCCCGGGCCTCCGCCCGGTTCCGGGGCAGGTGGGCGTCGTCATAGGTGAGGGTCACATACAGGTCCCGGACGCCAAAGTTGGCGGCGATCAGAAGCTCCAGCTTTTGATATGCGTATCTCAGATTCAGCTGCTGCTGGGCCGCCGATGACAGGGCCTTTTTTCCGGCCCGGACGCCGGCGCTGTCCCTGGGGTTGGGCGCGGGGTAGACACATTCTACCACCAGCGGCCCGGCGACAATGACTTTCTTGAATTTCGCCATGAGGTCTGCCTCCTGTTATCCAACAGACCGTAGCCCTCATGGCCTTCGTCCTTCAACCTTGTATTGTCATCTGCTCCGGCAGCACTTCCACCACGGAGATCACCCGGGTGTCGCCGTACCGCTCCGCCTCCATCGCCAGGACTTCCTTGACGCCAATGGCCTGCCCCGGCGGGGCGTCCACTTCTGTGATGATCCTCAGCATGGGGCCGTCTCCAGCACATCCAACGCCTTGGCAATCTTTCGCCACTCAGACAGCTCCATTTTTGGGGCCCGGTCGGCGGCAATATCCCGGAGCGTATCCGCTGATATGCGGGATTCTTTTCTGTGGGCGGTCTTTTCTGAAACCTTCTCCAGACAGCCCCGCCCATAGGTACTTCGATAGTCCTTCAGCCGCTGAACGATTGCCCGCTTCTCCCCGGCCTCCGACTGGTCTGCTGCCGGAAGCTCTGGACTTGGGACTTGCCCTTCCGCTTCCGCTGCCGGATCGGGCTGTTCTGTGGCTGGTATCGCTTGCCCCGTCTCCACCACTGTCACCCCGCCCAGCGGGGGCAGCGCCATTACCTCAAGCGTGACATCCTCTGGCAGTACCAACAGGCCAACAGACACCAGAGATTCCAGGACAAAATCCCGTAGGGCACGCAGATCATCCAGCTTTGTTTCCGGCACCCGGACCAGCAAAATGTTGTTTGCGGTTTGCATATTAGACCTCCTCTCGTTCAAATTTGTTATCTGCCGGGTCCAGCAGCCAGTCCAGCCAGCACGCCCGGCAGATAGAAGTGCCGCCGCAGTGTTCCTTTGCATCAGGACAGGCCTGGGTCAGCATATCTGCCATTTCCTCCTCGCTGGCCAGCCGGAGCATATCCGCCCGGGTGCCGCAGAGGGGATGCTCCAGCCGCATGAGCTTTGCCAGCGCCCCATATACCGGGGGCGGGAGGGTGGACAGGTCCACCCCCTCGATCCCCCACTCCCCGCTGGGCTTATGATAGGTCAGAGGTTTGGACATGGCACAGCCTCCTCTGGTTTACAAGGATAGGCATTCCAGGTATCCCCATAATGCTCCAGGCTCGGAATATCAGCATATTCTGTCGCTGGCCACCATACAGTTACATACTTTTCGACTTTGGAATAATAAATAATTGCCCAACCACTACGGCCAAGTTTTGATTCTCGCGCTCCGTCCACCCATGCCGGTTCAAAAGACATTTCTTGCAGTTCCTCGACAGTCAGCGGTCCAGCAGGCACTGTCCTCCCCACTATCTCCCGAAGAACATCCAGGGGAAGCCGCTCCGTTCTATCCTCGGCAAAGCAGATATCCTCATACATTTTCAGCCGGTCCCGCAGGTGGCTGGCCTGGACGGCGAAGCAGTAGGCCAGGCCGATGGGACAGTCCGGGAAGTCCATCATCATGCAGTCGCAGATTTCCTCATCAATCTCCTGGGGCGTCTCGGCGGAAAACTCTCCGCACCCGTGGAGAATGCACTGGGCCTTGGCCCATTGCGTGAGGGGGACAGTCCCCTCGTTACCGTCATGCCTGATATGTGCCCAGCCGTCCTTGCTGAACACAAAATTGAGCATGGTCTCAAAATTCCCGTCCGGGGTATCAGTTGTCAGTCGTTTCATCTTTGACTCCTTTCGTTGCCGCCAGCAGGCCTTTTCCCTCCTGAAGCCAGCTGAGAAGCATGATCGTCTCAGTGGGCAGGCCCTCTTTGATGGGCTGCCCGCAGCAGGGGCAGGGGTCGCCGGGCTTCAGTATCCGCACTGTCACTCCTCCTCGGTGCCCAACTTGGGCACATTTTGCTCATCCTCCAACTTGTGGCGGTAGGCAATCCAAGTCACTCCATACAATGATGACGCCCCGAAGTCATATGGATTTTCTTTTGTTGCCAGCCGCACTCCGTCGTCCGAAATTTCTGTAATAATACCCCAATATCCATAAGGAACACCAAACTGAATGGGCAATAGCCACACCGGCTCCCCGTCCATTTGCCACAGTTCCTCCAGCGTGAGAGGAGCGTTGGACGGCGGAATCAGCAATCGCATTGCAGTCTCAGAATCAACCTCTTTCGGACACCCAGGCCCTTCGGGGCACCAGTCACCATCAAGATTGCATTTGCGGTTGCAGTAGAACACACACGCCGGCTTTTCTGTGGTAATCTCCTCTGGAGCCAGTCCGGTATCCTCATAAAAGACTAAGCGGGAAAACGCTTTCTTTTTGGGCACCCAGGGACGCAGAGGCCCACACCATGCTCTAGCTATAGGATCAGGACACGTCAGTCTTTCAAAGGTTTCCATCGTTTCCTCCTCGGTGTCCAAGTTGGACACATTTTTTACTCCACCGGAGGCAAGGAAAACCAGCGTATCAGTCTACCATCCGGTTTCACTCCACCCTGGCCCAGGCGGATGTCAACGCCATCAAAGTAACCAATGGAACGGAACAGGGGGCCTCCATCCTCAAGATCCCATTCAGCCACCACATCCCCAGGCTCCGAGGGGAAAGTCCCACCAGGCATCCAGCCACAGATCACCAGCTGGCCCTCTGCCTGTTCGGGCGGGGCTACCTCACAGACCTCGCCGCTGCCGGGGGATGGTATCTCTATCCAAGAAGTGTATCGCAGCCCGGTCAGCTCTTTCCACGTTCCAGGCGCCCGGAATACGCTTCCGGTCCATGTTGCGGCCCGGTACACAGGTCCCGCATTTGTCAGCTCATAAGTAAGAATCAGTTTGTCTACTGGCGGTGTACTGCCCCGGCTCTCCCAGCGAATCCGACGGCCGGGTTCCTCCGGTGCCGCCACATGGTCCAGGACCTCCGAAATATCATCCCAGGAATCCGCCGAAGCAGTTTCTTCCTCCAGGGCTTCCACGGGGTCCTCCGCCACGGGGGCCTCCGGCTCCTCCTGGGCCGGCACCGGGCGGATGTCCTCCGTCAGGCCCATCAGGAAGTCGGTGGAGCATTTCAACAGCTTGGCGACTTCTGCCAGACGGTCACCGTAGCATCTGCCCGGAATCAGCCGGGCACCATGCCAATCGGCCGGATCGTCAAACTCGCCGGCGGCCCACTGGCGGATGGTAGACACAAGAATATCGTCATAATAGCTCCAGTTGATTTTGGCGTCATCCGGTACCCCGGCGGCATCTATGGCACGCAGGAGCCGCTTGGCATAGCCCTGGGTCTCCTTCTGCCACTTCCGGCCCTGCTTCTGCAGGTGCTTGTGCTCCTCCTCTTTTTTCTTGTCGGCTTCCTCTTTTCGCTGGGCCTTGGCCTTGCTGCACATCCGCTCACAGGGGGAATATCTGGCTGTTGCCTGATCACACTCCAGGCAGCAGGTATTTCCGCCGCAAAAACCCGCCCAACCCGGGGCTTCGCAGTCCCGTCGCAGAAACGTGTCCCCGCGCTTACAAGTTTTGCCGTCAGGGCAGGTCAGCTGCGGCTCCCACCGCCAGCCCTCGTTGTATTTGCTCAGTACCTTTTCAACCTTGTCCCCTCTAGGAATCTTGTCGGACAAGGCGGTAAAAATGCGGAGTTGGAAGTCTCCAGGCAGTCGGGCCAGGGCGTAGGCCGTCTGCTCAGGCAGCTTGTCCTTCTCAAACAGGTTCATGTACTCCGGGATCAGATTCTCCCGGATGACCTTGAGCCGGGACAGCTTGGGGGCGGAGATTCTACAGGCCTGGGCCACATGGTCCCGCATCCGGCCCGGGAACTCAAAGCCCTCCTCCTTGAGCTGGTAGAGCAGCAGTTCCACCCGCTCTGCCTGTTTGGCCAGCTCGGCGGAGGAGAGTACCCTGGTGTCACTGTTGCCGTAGATCAGCCGCAGCTCCTGGAGGGCGGCGGAGCCTGTGACGCGTTCCCGGATGCAGGGAATCTCCCGCAGGTCCTCGCGCCCCTCCTTGATTAGCAGTTTCAGCGCCGCCTGGCGGCGGTGGCCTGACACAACGACTACTTTCTTCGGGTCCGTTTCCGAGGTGCGCACCCGAAGGGGCTGCTGGAGGCCCACCACAGCAATGTTGGAGGCCAGCTCCTCCAGCTGAACCAGATTGTAGAAATTGTCGGGGTCACTCTCAATCTGACCGATGTCGATGTACTCGATCTGCTCCCGGCCATCGGCGGTGTCCAACTTGGGCACATCTTTCAGCAGGTTGGCCAGGTCAAAGCCCTTTTTGTCGGCCACGCTCAGTTCCCCCTCTCTATGTACTCTCTGACAAACTCACGGTAATCTATCCCGGCGGAGCTTCTGGGGCTGGTGAGCAGCAGCGGCTCCTGGGCAAAGGTCATGGCGTCCACCTTGTTTGTGCGGCGGATGTGGGGATACATCGGCAGGCCGCTGGCTCCCAGCGTTTTCTCCGCCTCCACGATCAGAGGGCTGTTGTACCACATGGTGGGCAGACAGCCGGACAGCCGCAGGGACGGGTTGATCTTCCGCATGTTAGCGATCTGCCGCATGAGGTTCCCCATCCCCCGCAGAGCGAAGGCGTCCAGTTTAATGGGGATGATCACATCGTCTGCCGCAATCAGTGCCGCGGTGCTGGCCGCATTGAATGCCGGCGGGCAGTCCACGATGCAGTAGTCATATCGGTCCCGGACAGCCGACCGCTGGACCATCTCTCGCAGCACTGTTGCTCGCACACTTTGGAGCTCCACCTTAGTCAGGTCCAGGTCCATCAGGTCCTCCGATCCGCACAGCAGATCCACCCCGGGGAAATTGCTGGTTTGGATGGAGGCTGCTGCGAACGGGCCGCCATCCCCGTCGTGGCGGAGTGCATCCGCCAGACCACCCTTGACTGGGTCGCCGCCGAAAAACTCGGTAGCATTGCACTGGCTGTCAGCATCCACCAGGAGCACCGTTTTCTTGTAGTCGCTGGCCAGGATAGCCGCCAGATTGACGGCGGTGGCCGTCTTGGCCACTCCGCCCTTTAAGTTGAGTATCACGGTTGTCCTCATTGTACTCGTCCTCTCGTTTTATGTTTTCGGCGCCGCGCCGATATGGTCATGCTCCTCCTTATCTCCGAAGGGAAACTCTCCGTCCCACTTGCCTGTCATATCCTCAAAGGTCATCTGCCCGGGCTTTTCAGTTCGGTCTGTGGTCCGGGCAATCGGCTCCCGGCGGGAAGTAATCATCTTACTGGTCTCAAGATCAAAGGTCATCATGCAGTCCCCCACAGGCCCATGCCGGTTTTTTGCCACGCTGACCTGCAGGTCAGCCATTGTCCGTTTGTCCGCCACGCTGTAATACTCCCGCCGAAACAGGAAGATAACGCCGTCCGCGTCCTGCTCAATGGCTCCCGTATCCCGCAGGTCCGACAGGACCGGCATAGGGGACTTGCGGGCTTCCACCGCCCGGTTCAGCTGGCACAGGACAAGCACCGGAACCCGGAATCGCCGGGCAAGATTCTTGATGGCCCCGGATATTTCCGTCATGTAGTCGTAGCGGTCGGAGCTCCGTGTCTCCGGAAGAATCTTGCCGATGTAGTCGATCACAATAAGAGCCAGCCCTTTGACTCTCCGGGCCATCATCTCGATCTGCGCCACAGTGACCGTGTCCCTCCGGTTAAAGTACACGGGCAGGGTCCGAAGCACGTCCACCGCATGGGCGACGCTCTCCTCCTCCTTCTCGGTCAGGGCATCCATCAGCAGGCGGTTGGCGGGTATCCCGGTCTCTCTGGCAATCCGCTTCGCCTCAATCTGCTCTGGGTCCATCTCCAGCGACACAATGAGCACAGGCTTTCGGTTCCGGGCCAGACGGTCCGCGATGTTGATGGCCAGGGTGGTCTTCCCCATGCCGGGCCTGGCCGCAAGGACATACATGCCGCTGTTCAGCATTCCGCCGCCCAGCTGCCTGTCCAGGTCCTGATACCCCGTCCTGACATAGGCGGAATCGCCGTCCTGATAGATGCGCTCCCGGTGGTCATAGAAAGCCAAGACGGCGCCGTCCGGCTCAAGCAGCACGTCCTCAACGCCCTCCTTCTGCAGCTGCTCCAGACGGTGGGCGGCCTCAAGCAGAACCTCCTGCGGCTTGGCGTGCTTCGCGATCTCATCGGCGATATACGCTGAGATGGCTGTGGCCCCCCGGGACAGCGACGCCTCCCGGACGATTTTGGCATATTCCTCCACGTTGGCCGCCGTGGGCGTTGTGTCCATCAGTTGGAGCATGTAGCCACGGGATGTATTCTCGACATAACAGCCCGCCCGCTTCATGCCCTCCAGTACGGTCACAGGGTCGACACGCTGCTCTGCCCGGTCCATAGCCAAGATTACCTGGTATATCTCCCGGTTCGTCTCTGCGGCAAAATCCTGGGGCCGCAGCAGCCGGGTCACCGCCTCCAGGCATCTGGAGTCAATGAGGATGGAGCCGATCACGGCCTGCTCTGCCTCAAGTGCTCTCATCGTAGACAATCACCTCCTCCCCGTTGATCATCTCCGTGTGGAAGTTCCGGGGTGCAGATGGAGCAGGAAGCCTGCCAGCATTCGAGGCAGGCAGAGAAGCCGCGGGGGGCTGGTCCTCGTCCTCCCAGCGCCGGCCATTGATCCAGGTGGCGGGGTAGGGAATGCCCTGGCCGTCCTCCTCCCGAATCTTCCGCTGCCACTCCGGGCTGGCCAACTGACGCTGGAGAGCGTGGCCCATCACCGCCAGCAGCCTGTCATCCGGACGCAGTGAGTCCCAGGCACGTATCGCCGCCTGTTTGGACTTCTTCAGCGGGTACATCCGCCAGAAGCCCTCAAACCGCTCCGGTTTCCAATCGGGCGCCGCTTTTGCCGCTCGGTGCCGCTTTGGTCTTTCTGAGCCCGCCGCCCCCTGGGGGGCTTTGGGGGGATTATCTGTTAGGCTGCTATCTGGGTTTATATCTGGTAATGGTGTCACCGTTTGGTGAAATGATTGTCCCCGTTCCGTGTCATGCATTTCACCGAACGGGGAAATGCATCCAGCCGTTTCGGTGGTACACTCCGCGAAGTAGGCCAGCGCCTTATCAGAGAGAGAATACCAGCTTGTCCTGTCCCGTCTGTCCTGGTTGAAACAGCCTGTCAAAAGCAGACTGTTCTTCTTGCAGGCGGAAATGATGCGCTCGATCTGCCGGCGGCTCCAGTAGGGGTGCGCCTCACAGAAAGCGGCCAGGGAGTTGAACGTCCAGTATCTACCCTCATAAAAATTCTTCTCATAGGCTTTGTTATGCTTGAGCCAAAAGTAGATGTTATGCAGGAAAACAGCGATGTCCACCCCGTAGGACTGAGCCAGCACAGGGTTAAAATGATGGTCTGGTATAGTTCTCACCTCTCCTTCATCATCAGGTCGGCCCACTTGCGGTCTGCCGCCTGGGCCTCTTTCATGGCGGTTTCAGCGGCCTCCAGCACAGCCATAGGAATCTCCGACAGCCGCACCCCCTCATACGGCGACAGCAGCGTAATATATTCCTGCCGCTTGCTGTACGAAAGAGCGGACAGCCTGTCTGCCTCGGCATAGCGTGCTTCCAGCCGCTGCGTCCGCACGTCGCCAAGAGCCTGCATGAGGTAATATTCTCCGCTGGAGCCGCAATGAAATTTGAACTGCTGGATAATAAAAAGCAATTCCGACTTGGTACAGTCTTTCAGACGCAGGCTCATCCGGCTACCTCGTGTTTGCCCGGCTGACGATCCCGTCCACCAGGCACACCGCTACGCCGTTGGTCAGCCGTACCCAGGGCCACCGGACGGGGTTGTCCCAGTCCTTTGGGTCGGGCATATCGTACTCCTCCGCTACCCGGAAGCCCATGCGGCGCAAGATCGCACGGCGGGCCGCTGGAGTCAGACCGTCCCCGGCCAGACAGTCCGGGTACCCGCCGCCGTGGTCCGCCAGGAACAGCACTTCGGTTCTGGCTTGGACCAGCTCCCACTGCTCCCGTAAATTTTCCGGAATCACCCGCATACCCCCTTGTCAAATCCATTTTGCTGTGTTATCATAAGCATGTCCTTATTGTACTCTTTGAGTACGGGTCCCGCGTGGCTGCGCTCACAGTCATGCGGGACTTTTTTATTTTTCCTCGCACAGGCCAAAATGAACCACCTCCGACATAGTGAGGTCGATCCACGTCTTATCGACCTGAAGCACCGGCCGGCCACCTGCCCCGGTGTAGTACGCCGAATGGGGTACTCCAGCTTTGTCCCGCCACCGCAACCAGAAAGTGTGGCGAACCCGCTCAAATGTTGCCTGGTAGAGGGAGGGCACATCGTAGCCCTTGGCCCGGAGCAGCTTCACCATGCTGGACTTGGTGGCCTTGGGTAAAATCTTCTTTGCCACCTATCCCACCTCCGAATCGGAAACGATCTGCACCAGCAGAATACCATCCAAGACCGCCGTGCGCTGGGTGTTACAGGAATCCTCATACTCAAACCGCCGCTCCTTGATCTCCAGCCCATAAGCGGCCGCCACCGAATCCAGTCCGCTGATCAGCAGCAGCTCGGGGGCGTCGTGCGAGCTGGCGCTTGCGGTGTTGATCTCCACCTCCACCGGCAGACGCTCTATCAGGTCTACCAGTCTCAGCAGCTCCTCTTTGCGCTGCCTTGTCCTTACGTTCATCCCATTACCCTCCCTAAGTACACAGCCAGAGCCAGCAGGAACGCCAGCCCCGAAGCGGTGAGCACGCCCCAGTTGAAAATGTCCTCCAGCCAGGGGTGAGCCTTGAACAGTCTCCTCCACATGGTCACACCATCCCCCTGCCGTCCACGATGGCCTTGGCTACCTGGTCGGTTTCGTAACGGATGCCCCGGCCGACCCTTACCGCCTCCACCCCCACCGTGGACAGCCAGGCCCGGGCAGATTTGGGGGAACCATACCCCAACTCCTTGGTCAGGTCCGCTATGGTCATCATCCCGCCGTAGATATCCCGAAGGATTTGGCGCTTCTCCTTGATTTCGTTGTAATGGCTGCTCATACATCGTCCCCCTTTCCCTCGTATGTGCTTCCATCGCCGCAAAACACATCCAGCTCCAGGCCGGATTGAATGATTTGCCGCAGGTCCGCAATGATGGCCTCGAACTCGGGCCGCTCCTGGTCGTCGATGACACCATCCTCGGCGATGGCTAAAAGCCGGTTCAGACGGTTATCCTCCTGAAAGCTGTGCAGGCGGTTGTATATCCGCACGGTGATTGCCAACAGGCTCCGCTCCTCCAGGCGGGGGACGACGCTGTTGAACAAAACACTGGTCGCCTGCAAATGCCAGGTGGGCAACTGGTGGCAGTTGTAGCAGATCATCATCTGGAGCACCACATCCCCGGACGGTACCCGGCGGTCTGTCTCGTAGGCCCGCAGGCTCTCCACGGAAATGTTTAATATTTCTGCTGCCGCTTCCTGGGTGTAACCGGCTCTGCGGCGTGCCCTTTTATAGATGTTTCGGCACTCTTCCGACATGGACTTTCTCTCCTTTCTGGTGTATGGTCGAAATATCAGCTGGATTCCGCGGGCGGCTCCCGGCCCAGCAATTCGTCTGCGGTACAGTGCAGCACATCAGCCAAAGCCCTGAGCCTAGTTGTGACTGGTATCATCTCTCCGGTTTCCCATCGGGAGACAGTAGCTACAGAAACTCCCATCCTGTCAGCCAACTCGCACATAGTCATCCCCATGCGCTCACGCAGCATACGAATAGGCACATAAATTCCTCCTTTCAAATTTTCCTTGATTACGTCCGGCGAAAATGGTATGATGAGAGAAATACACATGGTAGTTCAGATAACGCCGAGCCAAGCCCCTATAGGGGAAGGTGTAACGACTGGACACGGAGCATCCCCCTGGGATGAAGGCACAGTCTGAACTCATGGGCGACCATGAGAGGGCGGCAGAAATGACCGTTCCCCGCTTCGGCGGAGCAACAAATTTGGATGCCTGGAATCAACGGATTTGATAAGACCATGGGCGGCATGAGTGTTTCTCGCGTCTTCGATAAGGCAGAGGATTCCTTGTGCAAGTCTCTTGGCTTTACTTCTTCCCTCGCGAAGCGTTCCGATTATCATGAGAATGGGGTGAGCTTATCGCCCTGCCGGCCGTCCTCGCAGGCGAAGGGGTGGCAGAAGTAGAA